ACCTTGTCACCCGCCTCTGCACGTTTCTGTAGCTCCGCTATGGTGCGGTTGCGAGCTTGACCCTGCATTCTAGCTTGACCAGACTGCATCATTTGCTGCCGGTAATTAGCAGATTGCGGGTTCATGGGATTTAAAACAGATGCGGCCATGCCCAAACGGTTTGCAAAGTTTAGGCCGGTTTCCTCATCTGGACGCCTTACACGATCAAGTAAACCTAATAGGCCGCTTCTAGGTGCTTGGTTTGGGTTCATACTCATCTAAAAATCCTCTAAGCGAATTGACCAGCCGCCATAAGATAGTCAAGAAATCCTGCGTTATAACCTTGCTGCTGACCCTGCAAATTAGGCACACCAGAAATTCCACCTAAGAAGGTTGCTAAACCTTGCTGTGGTGCGCCAGTATATCCTGCATACTGCTGCTTTCCTGCGTTGATAAGATCCTGCATCATTTGTTGTTGCATAGCGCCCTGCATCATTTGTTGGTTTTGTATGCTTTGACCGTACCCAAATGATTGCTGGCCTAAATTAGCCATTTGCTGCGCTGCGCCTAGATTTTGTTGATTAGCTTGCAAACCGGCTTGCTGGTTTAACTGTTGAGCAGTCATGCCTTGTTGTGCGCCAAACTGGTTCGCTACATTTGCAGCACTCGCGCCAAATTGATTAGCGGTATTAGCAGCACCAGCACCAAATTGCGCAGCCTGATTAGCCGCCATTTGATTAGCTGCGTTTACTGCTTGCTGTTGCCCAACGTCAAATTGAGCCGCTCCGATAGCAGTATTGAAACCCTGTGATCTAAGCCGTGATGCTGTATCTAACGCTTGCTGAGTGTAGTTTTTATTTGTTTCAGCTTCTACAAGGCCGTGACGCGAGCCGCCAAAAGCATTAGCAGATGTTGCTTGCGCCCCTGCCGTATTCATCGCTTGCTGCCGTGCGCCCTCTATATCTCGCAAAGAAGCTTGCACAACTTGGTTTTCAAAAGGATTTTGATAATTAGCCATTCCAGATGCAGCCGTTGCTGGCCCACCCTGCATAGCAGCATTATATCCCGTAGACTGATAACCAGTTGCCCCATAACCAGTTGGACGCACCTGTTGCGGTCTGTAGCCCATTTGGGCCTGTGTTCCAGCTAATGCCGTTTGCTGTGCGTTAGAGGCTTGAGTATAAGGATTTTGCGAAATCGCTGGCATCCGTGACATTGCTGGGTTTGCTGAACCGCCCATATTATTTACCTCTCCTGCCGCCGCCCTGCATTTCAAGTGCAACGGGTTGATTTGATGGTGCGCGACTTCCCATTTCTCCCGTAACAGGATCTATTGAAAAGCTGTTTAAATAATCATATTGCGCTGGCCTATTTTCCTGCAATTGCTGTTGAGCTTGCTCAAATATTGGCGCTGAAGAATAGCCAGAAACCCCGCCAGCATATTGCGTTGGCTCTGGAAGATATGATTGCTGCTGACCATCTGGCCCTGCGCCTGTAGGCATCCCAAAAGCGCTTGCCATTTGATTAGTGCCTTGAAATGATGCTTGCTGCATCGGGCTAAAAGCCGCAACGTCTGGCCCGTAGTAAGGAACGTAACCCGTTGACGCAACATCGCTGCCCATTCCAATTCCCTGCTGATAAGCAGTTTCTAAAAAGGCTGGCACTGTTGCCTTTGTTGTAGATGATCCACCACCACCAGACATTTTTATATCTCCTTAATAAAGTTTGCATGGAGCATTTTCCAATCTAACGGCGCTAAAGGCTTTTTCCACCCAATGCGACCCGCCATGATTGCTGCCGTGCAATTTTGTTCTTTGGCCCAAGCCTTAACGTCTGTATCCATGTCTAGTATTTGATCCAATTCGCCACCAGCCAAAAAGATGTTTAAAACTCTCTTTCTAGGATATACCACAATTTCAGTAACAATACACCCCTTGGGCGCGGGCCATAGCTGCATACGCCCTTCCATAATGCCTTTTTCAATATCTTCCCATTCGTGAGTGCCGCCACAGTAAGCAAGAGCATCTTCTATCCACGGCCTACAACGATGTAGTTGATTTATTGGGGTTAGATCATTCATGGTTTCTGGTAATTGCTAAAGTTGTTGCTGGAGAAGCTGGAGAAAAAGCGGTAGCTGCTGTTGTGTTTAAATGACCATTAGTATCTGTCACCGCCCATTTAACCTCTAAATAATCATCCGCATTCAAATCAAAAATCGCTGTCCTTGAAACAACTAAAGTAGCATTGTTTTGATGCAACGAATTAACCATCGTTGCACCAGCTACGTTTACACCGTTGATTGCGGGCCAAAAATAAAAAGTAACTGTACTTGATGAAGTTGAAGCTATTTCTGCGCTAAAACTAATGACATACTCACCAGCTTCATCAAAAACAATTCTTTCTGGATTACTGCCATCACGATTAATTCTGCTGAAATTAGATGGTGCATCATATGTGATAGAGTAAGCCGTATTCGCTGATGCAGCGGTAACATCGGTTGACCTAATAAATGTGGCATGACCGCCACGCATAACAATTTGCCTAAATTCATTGTTATAAGAAACAACAGGAAAACCGCTTGCATCATCCCATAAAATAACGCCGTTTTCTGAGGGATTATCGTCAGATGTTTTAAATCCTAATTTTGCTAAATTTCTTTGCAAATAAGATGTTAGCTGTCTGCCCCATTCAGCCAAATCTACACCTATCGGTGGTGGCAATGGACTAGGCATTATCTTTTCCCTGCTGGCAAAGCATCAACTCTCATATTTCCCACACGCCAATCAGCATTAGTAACACCCTCTACTCGCATTCTCATTTGCCGCCCCGAAAATCTTACTCCAGTAGGATTAGCCGGTGCGTAAGGCCCATGCTCTTGCTCAGAACCGTTTGGATAAAATCTCGTTTTAAACTTTACTTGAACTTGGCCCTGCGTAGCCTCATCAGGAATAAGCTGCATCACATTCATAATGTTATCGCCATTGCCTAATGAAATAGGGCCAGTTTCAGCGAAAACTGACTGGCTGTCATATGCGTGTCCAACTTCATGCTCGTATAGTGTTTTATTGTTACCAGCGAGCAACGCAAATTTAAATACGCCTCTACCAACCCCAGAGGAACGCCCAAGATCACCAATAACCCAATGATTTTCTTGGTAATCAAACGCTACATATTTATCTATATCTGTGCTGCCAGCAGAGCAATAAAACCACCAAATTTCATTATATTCTGTATTTGCCCAAGCCCACACCTGACTTTGTTGGGATCTGTTGAAATTATTGAAAACATGATCGTGAACATCACACGGCAATTCTCTAACGCCATTACCATCAAAATGATGAAAACCCCGCTGACCCATCCAAAAAACACCGGCATCAACATCAGCAGCCGCTTTTCGTGAAATTGCACCACACGCGGTTCCAACCCTTTGGTTTGAATAAACATACGGTGGGCCTAAATATCTCATGGCATGAGCGTCTACATCAGTTATGATTAACGTCTGGCCGCGTGTTCTAATGCCTTGCATAATTTGCCCAGAGGTTTGCAGCAAAATATCGCCCGCTTCGTTGGTTGTGGCGGGTGTCCATACGGTGTTTGCTTCACGATCACACCACTGCACTTTTCTAGGGTCATCACCAGCGCCTAGCGCAAAAACAAATCTTTCCTCTGTTACAATTAAACCTAAGTTTTTAGTAGGCGCGTTTGTCAAAACAGAAGCCGTAGAAGGATTTGCGGATTTATCCCAATACCATATTCTGCCATCTGATGAAGAACATGCTAGTAAATCCTCACCCCAATTATCTATTGACCAAGTTGTAGCTTCGTCAAAATTACCATCATCAGGCCGCGCTGTTCCATATTCAGTTTCACCATAATCGCCATATCCATAACCAGTGAGAACAACCCCGCGCTCCAACTCAGGAACACGCCTAGCAGATACATCATTTAATGCGCTTGGAGTAATAGATGTTAAAGTGCCGCCGCCGGTCATCAATTTTAGTTCATTGTAAGATCCACCAGCTATATAAGCAGTGCCATCGTTTGCTTCCCACGAATGCATACCGCGCAATGTATTTGATGCAAAATTCGCTTTTCTAGTCTGCCACCCCTTAACAGGACGCAAACTGTTATCACGCCAGCGAACTAAACTGCCATCACGCCATCTACCAGTTTGCTCTAAATCAGTGCCATTTCGGTAAAATCCTGCGGGTATATCTAAGGGTACTAAAGTCATTTACCGATCCTGATTACAGGGTTGCGTTAGAATTTACATTTCCAGCCACACTTAAATTGCCACTACTATCTAAAGTCATCAAAACCGTTGAACCATTTTTAAATTGCAAAGTTGTTCCAGACTTAACAATTTCCCAATGACCGCCAGTGCCACCAGAAATAAAATGACTATCTGCGGTTACGGTGTCATCTTTTAAAAGAACGTTATCAATAGTTACACCTGATCCAGAAGTCACTTCCGTAACGGTATTTGTAAATAACTGATTGCCATCACCTACATTCAAACTTCCTGTTAATGTGCCGCCACCAGTAGATAGCTTTCCATTAATCTGTGTTTGTATAGAGGACGAAACACCATCTAAATACCCAATTTCTGTAGATGTTACGGCTGAAACAGCAACCTTCCCGCTCCCATTGGATACAAGAGCGCGATTTACTGTTAAATTAGACCCATCAATTGTTGTAGCTGCGCCAGTTATAGTCGGTTGCTTTCCATTTAACTGGGTTTGTATATTGCTGCTTACGTTATTTAAGTAACCTAATTCTGTAGTAGTAATCGTTGAAGATGCCGCGACCTTACCATTACCATCTGAAATAAGCGCTCGCCCAGCAGTTAAATTGCTGCTTGCAATAGTCGTTGCGCCGCCAGTAATCGCAGAAGGAATATTGTTTAATTGCGTAGCTGTAGCCGTAATTGCTGTGCCATTTACAGCCCAACTTCCTTGTTCTAAATCGGGCTGAATGCGCTCTACAGTTTGGCTGTCTCCATCAGTATAAGACGCCCCGTATAAAAGGCTGTCTATTTTATCCCAATTCTCATTTAACTCACCGCCCCAGCTATCGCTATCTGCGCCCACTACTGGCTTATTAAATTTATAATTTGTGGTATTTACAGCCATATTTTACATCCTTTGTTGTGCGCAATGTACCACGCTACGCGGCCTCAGTCCATGTTTCACTGGCAACCACTTGCTCCGTCCAATTTTCTGCTTCTTGGAAAGGTTCCAACCAACCTCTAATCTTAACATCAAAACCAGAATACAAGAACGATCCGCTGACAAGATCCGTATTCATCACTTTGGTTATCGTCACATCAAACACAGCCAGCGAAAACGCGCCGCTATCGGCTGGCATTCTATTGCCGACCCTAAACAGAACAGTATTGCCGGTTTGCGCAAACGATCCGCTCGCAAGGTCAACATTCATCGCCTTTTTGAATGGGATGACATTGCCAGTTGCCGCGAAAGATCCAGCATCAAGCTGGGTATTCATTGCAATGCTAAATGACGCATCTTGCCCAGAATATGCAAACACGCCAGCCGGTGTAAATTCTGTTATATCTTCAGTTATAGATTGGCCGGTAACAAAGAATAATGCATGTGAGGCGTCAAACCTAATAGCCTTTTGCAGCGTTACAGCTTGCCCTGTAGACGCGAAAGAGCCAGATAGCACATCTACGCTTAGATTAAACGACATGGGCGCTGCATGGCCCGTTAGAGCGAAGCTGCCAGCCTCTACAGCCTCAGATATATCCTCAGTAATATTCTGGCCGGTAGAAGCAAAAGATCCAGATGCCAGAGAGATGTTAAACTGCGCATTAACCGCAGCATCTTGGCCTGTGAGGGTAAAGCTTCCAGCGTCAACTACTTCACTGATTTTTTCAGTAATTTCTTGGCCGGTTAAAGCAAATGAGCCAGAGGCGGCTGTGATGTTAAGCTGCGCATTTACATCTGCATCCTGACCAGCAAGAGCAAACGACCCACTCGCCAAGGTTTCGTTTAATGCTTTTTGCAGCGTTACATCTTGGCCGGTAAGAGCGAATGATACGCTCTCAGCAATCAGACCAAAACCAAGCTCAAAGATGATAGTTTGACCTGAGACAGCGAAAGACCCCGCCGCCAGATCCACATTCATCGTTTTGCTAAACTCAGCCGCCCTGCCGTTTAGAACGTACTGACCATCTGGCACAAACTCAGTAATGAGTTTTGCTGCGCCCTGCCCACTAACCGCAAACGTACCGGCATTAACCTCAAAGATATAATCTTGAGTTCCGCTGCTTGCTATTGGCCCTGCGGCTAGTGGAGTAAAACCTAACATTCACTAAACCCAGTTGCTTGCCAGTGTAATTCTTTCAGTCTTGTTTTTGCCAGCCCTGACTAAATGAGGAATATATGACCGAAACACAATAAGCCTTCTTTCTAGTGGATCACTTCCAATAACGTCTCTGTTGTCTGGAAAGCCAAACATATCTTTGTATGGAGATTTAAACATAGTGCCAGAAGAACCCTCTGGAGATTTTGCATAATATATACAGCTTAGGCGTGCCTCACTATGAATATGCTCCTCAACGAACTCTCCAGTTTTATTGAAATTAACCCACCCATTTGAATAGTTCATAGGCTCTGATCTCTCATGTTCAGCAGCATAAGAGTTTACAGCTTCCTGAACCTTGTTGTTGTAAAACCTAAACCTCTCATCTTGAAAAGGATCAAACCCAGTAAAGGTTGTGGTATTTGTCGCATCCCAACCTTCTGGGTTTTTACCTTTAAAGTCCGATCTCACTTCATCACAAAGAGAGCAAAGGGTTTTATTTTCTTCTTCCGTAAGAAGATTATCTGCGAACAAAAATGCACTGCCCAAAACACTCATCATCTGCATAGACATAATTAACCCCAATAATCACGAATTATATGTTTTGATAGTATATAAAATTCTGTCTAGTATCCGTGCTTGCCGCTGTAATAGAAGCGTTTGGCGCAAGATAGAAAAAACCGCTAGCTGGGCCAACCCATTGAGTTGTTCCACCGCCCTTATGGATCAAAGCACTAAGCCCCCCTGGGATACTACTATTAGTAAACCAACTGTTAGACCCAGTATACACAATTCCAGCCCTATTAGACTTACTTCCTGTGTAGTTATAAATCCCTATTACCCCTGTACTTCCAGCAGTAAAACCAGTGCCCTGTATGTTGCCACCACTAACGTACAAGCTGTTGCCACCAGAAGGGGCATTTGTATACAACGTGTCAATTATAGAAAATCCCCCAATGCCAGCCGCTTCAATTGCGTTCTTTGTGGTGGTGTCAACGCTCGCAATATTCTGCAATTGCCTTGAGTTATTTACGACTGTTGTGCCGTTTATCTGTAAAGCCATCGTCGTGTCCTTTCACTATTAGCTTTTCATGGATTGGATTTCAGCTTTCAGATCGTCAATCTGAGTTTGCTGCGTTTTGATTGCCTCAACCAGATGACCAATCAGGCCGACATAGTTGATAGATTTCATGCCAGTATCTTCATCGGTATTCACAACGTCTGGAATAATCGGCTCAACCTGTTGCGCTATGAAGCCTTGGCCCTGAGTGCCGGTATCGCGCCAATCAAATGTAACGCCCTCAAGCTGACAAATATCAGCGAGCGCATTATCAATTGGCTTGATGTTTTTCTTTAGCCGCTCATCAGATGTACTGTTTAGATCGCCAGAAACCAAAACATGCGGAGATGAGTTTTTAACTTCTAGCCGCTCTGACCCACCGACAACAACGCGCCACTGATCGGAAGCATGAAACTGCATGTATGTGTTGGTGTCGCCGTGATGAAATATCTGATCACATCCATAGATGTCATAGTTATTCATATCTAGGTGGCGAGCCATTTCCATATAAGTCGGCCCTGTGGTGAAGTTGGATACACCATTGTGGTAGAGCGTAACCCCACCGTTTTCTTGCATTTGAACAGCCCAATCGCCGTTTTCATCATCATAAAAACCACTTGTTGAGCCATCGGTCATAAATGACCAGCGGCCCTCGTTTGAGCTATTGCGAATTTGCAAGCCACCCCAAGTAGAAGTTGCTGATGTAATTTGCAGCAAATCAGCACGGTCTGTGCTTTCCCGTAGCTGAACCTCTGAACCAAGATGAACCTCTGTAACGTCAATCGTGCTATCAAGATTAAGGGTAACAGACCCGCTAGTGCCGCCACCGTTAAGGTTTGTACCAGCCGTTACGCCCGTTATATCACCTACGTTTGACGTATAACCAGCAGCAGCGTGATCGCCCCAGCCATAAGCAGTATTCCAATTGCTTACATTCGCATCAGACGCACCAGTAATCGTGCCGCCAATAAAGTTTCCTGACCCGTTTATGCCTTTGGTAGTACCATCAACAAAGAAGCCACCATCTGACCTAATATATCTTGGAGTATAAATGTTTTTGGCGGTCACTTGGTTAATACGCAGCCACGTTGTATCTTGGCAGCCAATCTCACCCATACGGGTTGTGCCGTTGTAAAACTGAATATGATCGCTGACGTTGTTATCAGCTTTGTAAATTCTAACCTCAGTATCACCGCCTGTGCCATCACCAACATCAAGCCGTGCATTTATTTGCAACTCGCCCGTCATAGTGTCGCCAGTGACATTTACAAAGCGGCTGTCTGCTTCGCTCTCAGTGTAATAGCGCCCATCTAAATTGACTGACGCTAAACCCGTAACATGCCCAAAGCCATCTAGCGTAACGTCTTGAATGACTGTGCCACTACTGTTGTTTACAGAGGCTTGCGTTGATGTATCAGAGTGTGAAATTGTGCGGTTTGAACTAAGCGCCCCGCCACCCGTTAAACCGCTACCAGCCGTAATAGATGTTGAAACATTAAAAGACAGATCAAAGGGATCGCCATCTGAACCTGTGCTGGTATCAGTCCAGTTAATATTGATCCCGCCAGCCTCAACAAATTTCCACTCTTTGCCCTGAGAGATTGTAACTTCTGTGCCATCACCATCCTCAACGACAAAAGTAGTCAATTGATTGGTATTGGTATTCGTAACGGTTTCTGTGGCGCTATTTATTCCAGTAACATGACCATACCCATCTAACGTAATGTCTTGGATATAGGTGCGGCCCGAATTGTTTACAGAACCTTGGCTAGACGTATCTGAGTGATTAAAGGTGATCGTTTCATTTGACGATTGATCGGTTGTAAAATTACCGCCACCAGTTAGCGCACCCCCCGCACTCAAAGTGATCGTGGCATTGTTTGGGATCGTGTTTGTATTGACCACCGTTTCAGTAGCCGTTGCCAGCCCCGTAACATGCCCGTAGGTGTCCAAGGTTATATCTTGGATGTAAGTACGCCCAGAGCCGTTTACTGACGCCTGTGAGGACGTATCCGCGTGGCTGATGGTAACGTCACCAGTGCCGCCACCAGTTAGCCCACCACCCGCTGTGATCGTCTGATCGTTCTTTGCGTTAGCCTCAATGCCGTTCAGCTTTGTATGGTCTGCATCGGTGAAAACATTACTGTCTGTTGCCGCTTCTACCGCCGCTCTAATTTCAGCATTGGTTTGATCGCCAGTTGCGCCAGCTTCTATCCCGTTTAATTTGCTGTGATCGGCATCAGTGAAAACATTACTATCAGATGCGCTTTCTACTAATGATCTTATTTCTGCGGCTGTTTGATCTGCCGTTGCACCGCTTTCAATGCCATCTAGCTTGCTGCCATCACTTGCAACATTGCGGCCATCA